GGCAACTTCCGGCAAATCGATATTCAAACGCGGGGGAGGTTTTCAAAATGTCGCGTCACGGCCGCCGGGTCGACGGGGGGCGCTTCTACTGGATCGACGGCCGCGGCAACCTTCACGACGCGGCGCCGGGGCCGGCGGACGTGTGGATCTGTCGGCGCCTCGCAGATTTTCCGGAGGGTCGGATTCCGACGGGCGGCGCCACGGCCACGTGTACGCGCTGCGCCGCGGTGATCGTCTTCAATCCATTGCACGCGCCGCCGGTCACGGTGCCGGCGTCGAAAGTGTGTATGCAGTGTCTATCGATCGAACCGATCGGACGGGTGATCTAAATGGCGCGGACGTTGTTAGTGCTCGAGGAAGCGATCGCCATGCTCGAAACGATCGGCGCCTCAAAAGAAACGGTACGACGCTTCAAGCTGCAAGCCGAGGGCGCGCTCAAGGGCAAGGCGCGCGGCCAGGCGCCCGACGATCCGAACGATGCGATCACGGTGAGCTCGGGTTTCGGCCAGGCCTCACGCCGCGGGTTTGTCGAATTCACGCTCAACGATCAACTTACGCAAATGGACGCCGCCAAAGCGCGGGAAGTGGGATTGATGCTGCTCGAGGCCGCCGAGGCGGCAACCTCTGACGAGTTATTCGTCAAGCTGCTCGAGCGGGTCGGCATTACCGATCCCGAGCGCGTCGGGCGGATCCTGCTCGACTTGCGGGAGCTCCGACACGGGACGCGCGGGATCGCCTGGCCGTCGTGACAAAGGCGCGGACGTTCGTCTATCGGTGCGCCAGGTGCGGCCGGGAGTTTGAGAAAACGGCCGACGACGACGCCCGGGCGCACGCCGAGGCGGCGCGACTCTGGGGGCGCACGGCGCGCCGATCCGAGGCGATGGCGGAAATCTGCGATCAGTGTTTTCGAGCCTTTATGGCGTGGTACCGAGGGCAGAACTAATGCCGATCACACAAGAGCGGGCCGCGCGGCGCTTTCATCATTTGGCGGCGCTCGAGCGCGAATTGATCCGGATCGTCGGGGAGCTCGTCGACTGTAAAGCGCATTTGAAGGAACTACGGGAGCAACACGACGGCCTCGTGATGCGCCTCCGCGCGGCGGCGCGCGATGAGGGGGAGCTCCCGCTGTTTTCCGATGACGACGAGGACGCCGACTAATGGAAAAGGTTGTCGTGATCGGTGATCGGTTTCGGTGGTCGATTCCGCTCTTACGGCACATGCTCGAGGGCCAGGACGCCGCCGGCGTGCATGATCTGGTGCTCCGTGTGGTCGATATTCGTCTCGAGGTCGACGGCCTCAAAACGATCGTGATGGAACGGGACAAGGGCGACTGAACGTGGCAACCCTCTCGAGCGGAAGTGTGGTCGTGATCCTCAGAGACGGTCGACGGATCGATCTCACCGGCAAAACGGCGACCGAGGCGATCGACACGTTGATCGCGCTCGGGATCACGGGGAAAGACATTTCGAGAACGGTGCATTCTGCGACGCGCCGACGCCTCGAGCGCGAACCGCAGAAGGTCGGCGAGCTCGGCCGGGCCGTGTTGGGCGCGCCGGCGCCGTGTCCCGTGTGCGGCGGCCGCCTGGGGCCGGCATTCGGCCAGGTCGTAGACGACGCCGGGCGCCGGCGGCCGGTGATGGATCCGAACTTTGCGATCTGCCAGGACTGCCGCGCGATGTTTCGAACGACGCCGGACGGGGGCGGCGATCAATGAAACGGATCCAACCGGGTTTTTATGACGACGACCGGGGCGGGCTACATATCGACCTGACGGAAGTTTTGGAGGCGAGCGGCTACGCCAACACGCCGGAAAACCGGGCCGTGCTGATCAAGGCGCTGCGGGAGGTTTATCCGGCCGGCAAGATCACCGAAACCGACGAGCCGATCAAAACCGATGAGTGATGGGGGATGCGGATCAGTGTGAGCGGCCGGGGCGGCGGCCGAATCGGGGCCGGCCGGCCGAAAAAACGCCGGCCGGAGGATGCGCCGCCGGTGCCGGCCGGGTCGAGCTCGGGATCGGCGGCAGTGCCGGCGGCGTCGACAACGGATGGGCCGGACGTTTCACGTAGAACGGGAACGGGTCGGGATCGGGTCGGGCGCCAGGTGCAGAAGGTGTACGACGAGCTCGGGCCGCTGGCCCGGGCGCAAGCAACGCTGATCCCGGCTACAGAGCTCGAATTCCGCGCCTTGTGTGCTCTGGTCGTGATTCAACGCCGGGCCGCCCGGGCGCTGCTGACGGCAAAGCGGGTCGATGATGCCTGGCGCCGACAAGAGCGTACGCACGACAGTCTCACGCGGCGCCTCGAGACGAAGCTCCGATCGTTTCGCCTGGCGCCCGTGGGTGAGCCGATGACGACGCCGCAAGCCAAACCACAAACGACGCTCGAGGCCTTGAAGGCGCGGCGGCAGGGTCTTAGGGCCGTGTGATATGGCGCTCCGTCCACGCGCGCGCCTCATGCCGTCACGATGGATCACGCGCGGAACCGCGTTTCGTGTCCTACCTGATCCGGCCGACGCGGATCTCGGGCCGCTGATCCTGATCCATCCTGCCGATCTCGACGCGATCCGCGCGGCCTGGCGAGACGTGCCATTTGGCCCACCGAGCGATCAAGCGATCGCCGATTGGGTGGATCAATATGCGATGCGCGGGATCCCGTAAATGGCGGCCGATCATCAGGTCGATCGCTACGCCGAGGCCGTGCTCGATCGCGAAATCCTGGCCGGGCCGCTGGTACGCCTGGCGGCCGAGCGACACCGACGCGATCGGCAACGCGCACGGGTCGAGCCGGCCTGGTATCAATTCAGCCACGCTCGAGCGGATCTGATCCTCGACTTTTTCGAAACCGTGCTCCATTTGCCCGATCTGCTCGACGACGACGGCCGGCCGCGGCCGTTCACGCTCTTAGGGTGCTGGCCGTTTATTCTCGGGTCGCTATTCGGATGGGTCGACGGCGACGGCCGGCGGCGGTTTCGGGAGGGTTATCTCGAGACGGGCAAGGGGAGCTCGAAAACGCCGATCCTGGCCGGGATCGGGCTGTACGGCCTGACAATGGACGGCGAGCGGGCGGCCGAGATTTACGCCGCCGGGTCAATTCAGGATCAAAGCGATCTCTTGTTCCGTGATGCGGTACGCATGGCACAAGCTTCTGAGGCGCTCGACGGCGAGCTCGTGTACGACGGCGGCGAGCACATCTGGCAAATCCGACACCCGGAAAGCCTCTCGAGTTTCTCGACGTTTTCACGGGAAGGCGGCCGGCGCTCGGGGCCGCGGCCGCATATGGGCCTCGTCGACGAGCTCCACGAACATCCGACGCCCGAAACCGCTGTCAAGGTACGGGCCGGCGCCAAGCGCCGTACACAACCGATCTTTCTCGAGGCCACGAATTCCGGATTTGACCGTACGTCGATCTGTTGGCAACGCCACGAACACGGGCGGAAGGTGCTCACGCGGATCCTCGACGACGAGCAATTTTTCGCGTACGTGTGCGCGCTCGACGCCTGCGACGCGCACCAAGCGGAAGGCCGGCAAGATGATTGCGCCGCCTGTGATCAACCTCTCACCGATCCGGCCGTCTGGCCGAAAACAAACCCGCTGCTCCCGGTGACACCGACGGCCGAATATCTCCGGCGCCAGGTCGCGAACGCGATCGCGATTCCCGCCGAAACCAACGCCGTACTCCGTCTGAACTTTTGCGTGTGGACTTCGGCGTACTCGCGGGCGATCGACGTGGCGAAGTGGCACGCCTGCCGGCCGATGCCGACGGCCGCCGAGCTCGCAAAAGCGCCGGCGTTTGGGTGTTTGGACTTGGGCGAAACGGACGATATATCGGCGTGGGGCGTCGTCTGGCCGCTCGAGGACGGCCGACTCGCCGGTGTGTTTCGCTATTTCCTGCCGCGGGCGACGCTCGAGAAGAAACCAAACCGGCCGTACCCAGAATGGGAGCGCGCCGGCCGGCTGACGGTGACGGATGGAGAAGTGACCGATTACGCCGTCGTGCGCGCGGCGATCGAGGCCGATTGTGTGACGCACGGGATCCGATCGGTCTTCTATGACGCGCGCTCGGCGCGGGAAACGGTGCAACTCCTGGCCGCGCGCGGGATTGATTGCGTACCGATGCTGCAAGGGTTCCAGCTCACCGAGGCGATCACGCGCATGCTGGCGCTCGTTACGACGGGCGATCTCTGCCACGGCGGCGATCCGATCCTGGCGTGGATGGCGGCAAACGTCGTGCTCGTCACGGGTACGCGCGGCGATAAACGCCTGGCGAAAGAAAAGGCGCCCGACAAGATCGACGGGATCGCGGCGCTCGTCATGGGGATCGAGGGCGCGCTCGTGCGCCGCGATCGCAAACCGGATCCGTCCTATCAAGTGATGTTTTTCGGTCCAAGGGGGCGACGATGAGCGCCGATCATCCTCACGAATGGAAAGTCAAAGAATACGCGGCGCTCGAGCGGGTCGATCCGCGCACGGTGCGCCGGTGGATTGACAAGGGCGCGATCGCCGTGCGCCGGACGCCTGGCGGCGGCGTGCGGATTCCGGCGCGCGCCGGCGGCGGCGTGTTCGTCGTGCGGACATTTGCGGACAATCGATGATCCGCGCGGACACCTGTCCCGGCTGACTCTAGACGGCGCCGCGGCGGCCGATCACGATCGCGGCCTCCGTGCAATTTGCCTACTCGACGTTCATCACCAAATCCGTCGACACCGAGCAACGGGTGATCGAGGGGATCGCCTCGAGCCTCACGCCGGATCGTGACGGCGACGTGATCGATCCGCGCGGCGCAAAATTCCGTTTGCCCATGCCGCTCCTGTGGCAACACAAGCAAGAGCAACCGATCGGCGAAGTACTCGAGGCGAAGCTCACCGACGCCGGATGGTATATCCGCGCGCAAATCGCGAAAGGCCTGACGACGACGATCGAGGACGCCTGGCGCCTGATCTCCGGCGGCCTGGCGAAAGGGTTTTCCGTCGGCATGCTGCCGCGGGACGTGGAACCGCGCAAGGGCAAGCGGTACGGCCTTCACGTCAAATCGTGGGACTGGCTCGAAACCTCCGTTGTCACGATCGGATCCAACGTCGACGCCTCGATCCTCGTTATCAAATCCCTCGACTCGGCCGCGCGCGCCGCGCTTGGCGCCCGCCGGGTCGATCCCTCTCCCGGCGCCGCGGGATCTCTCACGGGACTTCGAACCATGAATCCAAGTGAACAAATCACGGCGCTCCGTACGCAACTGCAAACCAAACACGCGCGCCTCGGCGAGCTCCTGAAGCTCGAAACCGAGGACGGTGTGGAATTGAACGACGAGCAAACGACCGAAGTAGACGGCCTAACGGCCGACGTGGGCACGCTTGGCACACGGATCAAGCGACTGGAAGTGATGGAGGCCTCGAGCGCGCTTCTCGCGTCGCCGGTCGGCGGGACGACTCTCGATCTGGCGACGAAAGCGCGCATGGGTACGTCGCGGATCGTCGAGAAGCCGGATCCGACGCCGCCCGGGATCGGGTTTGCGCGCGCGGCGATTTGCAAAATGGCGGCGCATTTGTCGGGCGGGTCGTACACGGCGCTCGAGATCGCGCGCCACAAATACCCGAACGACGGCCGGATCCCGCTGATGCTCAAGGCGGCGATCGACATAGGCACGACGACGGATGCCGGATGGGCCGGCAATCTGGTGTACCCCAATCAACTCGCGAGTGAGTTTGTCGAGTACTTGCGGCCACAAACGATCGTCGGGCAATTCGGCCTAAATGGGATCCCGAGTCTGAGGCGAGTGCCGTTCAATGTCCGGATCACCGGGCAAGCGACGGGCGCCTCGGCGTCGTGGGTCGGGCAAGGCCTGGCAAAGCCGGTGACGCAATTTGATACCTCGGCGTCGTCTCTGGGTTTCACGAAGATCGCGACGATCGCGGTACTCACGCAAGAGCTCGCGAAATTCTCGAGCCCGAACGCCGAAACGATGGTCCGCGATGAGCTCGCCGCCGCGGTGATCGAACGCATGGATCAGGACTTCATAAACCCGGCGATCTCGGCGATCGCCGACGTGCGGCCGGCCTCGATCCTGAGTGGCGTAACGCCGGTCACGATGACGGGAACCGACGGCGACGCCGTACGCGCGGCGCTCGGCGATCTGTTGGCGGTCTACCTAACGGCGAATAACTCGCCGCGCTCGGCGGTGATCATTCTCCCGTCAACGCTGGCGCTCGAGTGGTCGCTACTCACAAACGCGCTCGGACAACCGGAATTCCCGAGCCTGTCAATGAGTGGCGGAACGCTGCAAGGGATCCCGGTGATCACGTCTCAGTACGCCTCGATCGGTGGGTTCTCCCTGTTCATTATGGTGAACGCCTCCGATATTTTTTTGGCCGACGATGGCGGCGTGAGTGTCGACGTGAGCCGGGAAGCGACCGTGCTTATGAGCAACGATCCCGTGGCCGACGCCGCGACGGGTACCTCGGTCAACCTCTGGCAAAACAACTTGATCGGGCTGCGCGCCGAGCGATTTGTAAACTGGGCGAAGCGCCGCGCGGGCGCCGCACAGTACATCTCGGTCGACGAAACGCCCGGGCCGTAAGGGGGCGACGATGATCGAGCTCGTAGCACTCTCGACGTTTCGGTACGATCACGTGCCGCTCGTCGCCGGCGTGCGGTTTCGGGCGCCGGAGAAGCACGCGCGGATCCTGATCCTGGCGAAGAAAGCGGAGGCGGCGACCGAAAGCCCGGCGCCGCCGACGCCGCGGACGCCTCCGAAAGAGCAACCCTTGCCACGGCCGCCGCGGCGG